GCGTCTCGAACCACTCCCTGGGCGCGCGCAGAGGCGCAGCCGCAGCAACGATGGGCTCAGTCGGCTTGATCGTGTTCCAGGTCACGTTCGTGGAGGCAGTCGATCCGGAGACGCCGACGTTGTGCCATCCGTTCTGGAACGTGGGACCGAACCAGAACGTGTCGCCCGAGCTGACGATCGTCTCCTGCTCCTCACCCACCAGCTTGAAGCGCGTGGTCAGCCGCGCGATGCGCTCACCTGTGGCGCTCGCCACCATCGCGATGCGAGCGTCCTCAAAGGCGGGCATCGGGCACACGGTGGCGGCGATGACGCTGGCCTTGAGGAACGCCAGTTGCATCTCGCCCATGAAGTACGACCAGATCTGATCCTCGGTGACGTCGGCGGCGGCGGTGACCTCCCCCGTCTCCGGATCGCGCAAGCCGATCTCCTCGACAGCGAGATCGACGCTCACGCCGCGCATCATCCTGTCCTTGACCAAGCGTGCGACCTCTGCGCCGTTGACGCCGTTCAAGTCGAACACGCCGTTGCCGCGAACCGCGATGACGCCCTGATTCAGCGCGCGTCCATCGACGTCGGCGTCGGTGACCTTGCCGATGCTGTCGATCCTGCCCGCAACAAAGCTGCCGACATGTCCTCCTTCGCTGTTGACGGTCATCGCCATCAGGGTGAGCGGCAGCTCCCGCCAGCTCAGGGCACCCTGCACAATCCAGCGCCCATCGCTGGTCCCGAGATTCTCGAACACGAGATCCGAGATCCAGGCTCCGGGTGTAGTTTCGGCCGCCGCGGCCGAATCTGCTGAATTCATGCGAGTGCCTCCTCTAAGTTCAGTGGCGGGGGTTCAGTGAGATAGAGCGTGTTGGCGGCGTGCTCCTCGACCATGATGCCTACCTGTCTGGCGAGCGAGGAATCAATGCCGCGACGCATGAGCAAGCGCACAAGACTGTCGCCTGCTCCCTTCACGAGATCGGCTCCGTCGCCTGCGTTCGCGACGGTCGTGGCGGGACCCAGCACCGCAGCCACCATCGAGTTCGGGAAGCCGTTGATGCTCGACTGACACGGACCACACGTCTTGGAACGAGTCCGGATGCGGCTCCCGGCCAGCTCTCGTGCGCGCTCAACCGCGAACTCCGCGGCGCCCACTATCAGGCTGGCGTCAGGCTTCGACGGCGCGGGCGGCTTCTCAGGAGGTCCCTCCGGAGGAGACTTGGTATCCGACTGAGGAGTGCTGCTCTTAGGAGTTCCCCCAGGGATCATGCCGGGATCCCTGATCTTGATGCCCACGCGCGCCTGCCACTCCTCCTCATCTGGCGCATCGTCCTCAGTCCAGCCTCCTGCCTGACGCGCTGACGCATCCGAGATGATGAGTCTGTCGTGTGCCTGGAAGGCGTCCTTAGTGCGATCGGGACGAGTGACGATCTCGGCCTCGTCGTAGTCCAAGCAGACGTTCATCCAGTTGTCGAAGTTCTCGGCTTTGGCGGCCGGACGCAAGTACGCGCCACCAAAGTCGTCGGCCATCTCCTGCACGGTGGGAGCGAGGAGCTCCCAGCTTTGTTCGTCGATCTGCCAACTGGTCCAGTGATTCGCTCCCTTGAGACCCAGCAGCACCTCGGCGGGAAGATCGAGACCGTTCGCCAAGCGCTCGACGGCCTCCTTGCGCATCCCGCGCTCGGGGAACTCCTCATCGGGATTGTGGATCTGGATGTGATGGATCAGATCCGAGATCTTGCGTCCGGCTGTGGGGATGCGCATCAGGTACGGCACGACGGCGCTGGCGCTGCCCTCGTCACCGATGGGCTCCATCAGATGCTCGCCCAGCGTACGGATGAAGGCGTCCTCGTCGCTTTCGTCTTGTTCGTCGGCTGCGGGGAGCGTCACATCAGCGTCGATAGCCAGGATGCCCGCGCCAGCCAAGCGACTGCGGATGCGTGCTCTAACTCCCAGCGTCAGCAGCACCAGCTCCTCGCAGACATCCAGGCTGGCGCGCATGGGACTGTCTGCGAGATAGGATTTGCGCGGATGCCTGCGCCACAGTCTGTAGATCAGGCAGCGTCCGGGAGTGAGCTCAGCGTCGGTTGCCTTGAGAGGCACGAGCTTTTCGGGTTCGCTGCTGTCGTTGCGACGCCGGATGATGGTGCCGTCGTTGTTGACGGTGATCTCGCTTTTCGAGACGATCTCCCACACCTCATCGCCCAGAGAGTTGATCGTTGCCAGCAGATACGACTCGCCAATCAGGAATCGCAGCTTGCCGTAGTTGCTCTGGAGGGCCTTGCGACCTCCGCTCGGATCCTGAACTCGCTCCCATAGCTCCAGGAGCTGCGGATCTTCGCTTGGCTCAACCTCGCCCTCGACGGTGCGGATCGCCGGGAATAGGCGCACGGCCGACAGACCGCGTGAGTAGAACGACGTGGCGAAGTTGATCTCGGGCACGATGTCGTAGTAGCCCATCGCGCGTTCCTGCCACGCCTGATTGAGACGCTGAATGTCGGTGGCTTCGCTGCGAGTGATCTGCGCGGCGCTACCCGTGATGCCGCGCTCTACCTCCTGGCGACTGAACCACCCCATCGTTACTTAGCCGGAGCCGTCACCTTGCCAGCAGGAGGAGCGGACTTGCTCGGGGCCGCGTAGCCAGGAGCGTGAGGACCTCTTGGCGTGCCGACTGTGCCACTGGCGTTCACCGCCTTGGGAGCCCAGCGACCCTGCTTACATCCACACGGCATTCCTCAACCTCCTAGATAGATGGCGAGCCTAGTGTGGCAGGGTCGGCGGCTACACGCTAGTCTAGATGCTTCGCGACGAGACCCACCGCGGCGCTCAGCGCCCAGGGTACAGCCGCAACAAGCGTCGCGTGTGGAGCGAGCAGCCACGCGCCCCACACGACGACGCTGATCCAGAAGCCCGCGCACCAGGCGCACGTAAGAAACGTCGCCAGATTCTCTCTGTAGCCTGGTGGCGGCGCTGTTCCTTCTTCGGGATCCCAGCCCGGTACGCCGAGCATCCAGGCTCGCGGTCTGTCGAGGAGGGTGTCCTCGGCGAGCAGATGCCAGATCCTGAACGCGGCGGCGCTCAGCAGCAGGAATTCCCACCAGTCAGGAATCAGGAGACGTAGCTGATGGTCGCGATGATCGAGCAGACAGCGATGACTGCGAGTGCTATGTCGCTGAGGGTTGATTTCACGCTTGAGCCTTGATCACGTCATCGACGGTGATGCGTCCCTCGGCTCCGGTGCCCTGGACGGTGGCGAGATCGACGCCGAGCTCCTCCGCCTTGCGCTGAGCAGCCTCGGTGATGTCGGTGTCCCCGTTGTGAGCGGACGTCGCGTGCGACCACGTCGAGCGATTGCCCGGATCGGTGCCCTGCGACTTCTGTGGTGCGGCGTAGCCCGGAGCCTGCGGACCGATGTTCTTGTTGTTCGGCATTACGAGTCTCCTTTGCTCGGTTGAATCAGAGTATGCACGCTAGTCTGCTTTCTGAAGCAGCAGTCCGTGACGCGGACATTGCCATCCGTGCTGGACCTTTTTCATGGGGCTGTAGCAGCGCGGACAGGGCTTTTCGCGCGGCTTGAAGGCGATCCTTCCTCTGCTTTTCACAGCTCTGCCTTGAGAATGCGATCCCAGTCGAGCTGCACTCGCTTCTCTCGCAGGAAGATTCGCATGTGCTCCTCGCACAGCGCGACTCGCCCGACCCTGACGCGCATGGCGCTGCCCTCGGGGATGACCTCGACATCGTTGTACGCTCCAGCGAACGGATCGTTGCAGCGCACCCAGTCGCAGCTTTCTTCGCTGGCTCTAAGCGATGCCGCGGACTCCATAGCTCCTCCTATAGTAGGGGTCGGTGAGATCGCCTGTGGCGGTGTGGATCACGCACGGACGCTGGACGCGTGTCCAGCGCCAGCCCATCTCTGTGACGGCCACGCTAATCCAGTAGTCCTCGGTCATGGTGCCCAGCACCCTCCACGAGTCCTCTCTGTAGCGCAAGCCTGCGTCCCAGAGCTCCTTCCGGAAAATGGCGGTGCCACCAACGTTGAGTTCGGTGTGATTCTCCTCCTCATCGGTGCGGAGGCCCACCTGACCTACCGTCTCATCGGCAAAGCGTTCCTGCGCTTCCTCGCACCAGCCTGGCAGATACTCCATGTCGCTGTCGCTGCGATGAAGATGCTTGCTCTGTGGTGGCGCCACTCCAAAGCCGAT